CGAAATGAACTTGAGTCTGCGCGTATAAAATACTCGAAAGTTATGTTTAATGAGTATAGGAGTATGACTAATCCAGGCCCTTTGGAACATTTCCAATTAATACTCCAACAGGCACATCAATTACTTGCCTCCAATGAGACAACTGGCGTGCTACTGAATGCATTCTTGACTATGGCTTGGCACATAAATGAAGGAGTGAATGAGGCAGTGGTGACAGCTTTAAGCGCTGCCATGACAACTTTAGACGAACTGACTGAACTGATAGGAGAAGATGTTGCTATAAATGTCGCAAGACTATTGGGCAATGCTTTAAAGTTCTTGGGTATGAAACCTAGAGACCATGGGAAAGTAGTTTGGGCGCCTCTATTTCTCGAAGCCAGGCAACCTATCACCTCCTCTGAACGTCTTTTGGCAAGTCTCAGAGGTATGCCTCAAGATATGTCTAGGGGCCCTCATGGGCTCAATGAAACCATCACTTTGTTACAGAGAAATTTTCCTTCTGATAGGCCGATGCCGGAACTACTACAAAGATATATAAGGCCTGTTTATAAGCCAAGGAAAGCATATGGGACAAGCCATGAATTTATGGGTTTGAAGGATCCTCCTAGCCTGATTGTCGATGAGGTACTTGAAGCCCGGGTGCAAAGCTATTTATCTGAGGGTGCCCCTATAGGTTTGGATGGGGTTTATGCTTATGATGATGAAAAGGGCCTAAGTTCATTGGCAAGATATGAGCCGCCACCGATGGCTGTGGACCCGCTTGTTTCTAGCAAAGTGAGAGAAGCCGCTGACGCAATGATAGGCCAAAACCCTGAACTTTACCTGGACATGAAGATGACCACTCCGGAGTCCGTGGCCGCTTATATTGAAAAGAAATACAGTCCGGGAATCCCTTTTATAGGGACTTACAGGTCAAGGAAGGAGTTGTTTAACACTGGCTGGTCTGATGCAATCATTAGAGCCACAAAGGAATGTCTTTCAACGGGTAACTACCCTGAACAATTTTATCACGCTTTTCCTAAGATGCAAGTGGTGGATAAAGCTAAGTTTCTGGCAGGAAAACCGATTCGTACAGTGGTAGCCCAAGATTTACTTACATCATTTATTGATCACACATTGATGCTTGAAAGAGCCAAAAGGCCAGCCCACTCATTTAGTGGCATTGCTATGGGTCAGAAACTTAATGAACCAGGCCTCCTGCCCTTCTTTGAGCAAGTGTTTAAAAGGAAAATGTTTTTCAAAGCTGATGCTGCTGAATATGATTCTACCATGCCTCCCGTGGTTATGGAAGGATTGGCTTACTTGGCGGAAAGAGGATTTGAAGGCCAACTTGGAGGTAGTGAAGCGGCAGCTATGGTTAAGAAACATTATATGCGCATGTATAATTCCAAGATGGTTTTGTTGTCAAATGGTCAATGGATCGAAAAGAACAGAGGAGGAGCAACAGGCCAGTCTTCGACGTCTT